CCCTTTTTTTGACTTGCCACGCAAATCAATTATGGCTTAACATTTAAGCCATGACAAATCCAAACTACATCAAAGAGATTCAAGAGCGTGCTGCTTTAGCTGGCTTCACTATGGCTGATGTCTGCCGTGAGGCGGGTCTAGACCCGTCTGTGGCGTCACGCTGGAAGGCTGGCAAGGTCACGCCCCTAGTCTCATCAATTCATCGCCTCAAGGACGCAGCAGACCGCCTCATCGCGCAGCGTATCGAGTCCATCGACAAGATCGGTCAGCCATGATTCAGCCCGTCAAACGAGTTATGGGCTGTGATGTGGGTGCTCTCGGTGCGTTTGCACTCTATGTCGATGGAAGGCTTGATCGTGTCGTTGATATGCCTATCGTTGAGGTGGTTCGCGGTGGCAGCACCAAAAGACAAGTCTCAGCGCAAGGCGTTGCAGCCATTATCAAAGAGCTTGCACCCACGCACGCCTTCGTTGAAAAGGTCGGCGCAATGCCCAATCAGGGAGTGTCATCAATGTTTGCCTTCGGGCGTGCAGCAGGTGTCATTGAAGGCTGTCTTGCTGCGTTGTCTGTTCCCGTCACCTACATCACTCCGCAAGCATGGATGAAAGCCACAGGCTGCGGCAAAGGCAAGGACGCAATTCGTCATCGTGCGATGGAGCTGCACCCAGATGACCAGCATCTCTTCAAGCGCGTGAAGGATTCAGGCAGAGCAGATTCTTGCATGATTGCTTACTACGGGACTAAGACACTTTGACACTCGCACGATTACCAAACAAATGCAGCGTATTTGAAGCGAAGTATTCAGCCAAGCAGATGCGGGAATATGCGCTCAAGTGCATGAAGGAATCACAACAACAGGAGAAACAATTGCTAGACGCAAAGGAAGAAGAAAGAGAAGTGCTTAGACAGCACATCGTGTGGCTCACAACAGAGCTAGAACGCACACGGCACGCATTGAAACAGCGCAATGACATACTGCGTGAAATGCTAAACCCCGACTCTCTAGGTTGGGCAGTTGACGGGCAAGTCAGATCAAGAATCTACAACCTATTTTCAGAAGAAATCGAACAGGAGCGTGCAGCATGGAATCAAAAATAAAAGAGTTGCTTTTTCTCAAGTATCACATTGCATATTGCGCTTACAGAAGACAAGTTCACATTGATACAGGTGACTTCCAAATGGCGATGTATCAACATTTCATGTATCACGACTACACAGAACAAGCTGGAGCAATAATGCTGTCAATGACGAATAAAGAAAGAGCCGATTACTATCAAGCAATGCTTTGTTGGGATTACAAATGATAAAACTCAGACCATCATCATCATCACGCTGGATTGCCTGTCCTGCATCTGTCAAGCTGTCGGAAGGCATCCCTTATCAACCATCAGGCGAAGCCGCGCAGATCGGCACAGCGATTCACGCAGTCGCTGAAACCTGCTACCTCACAGGCACATCACCTGACGAGTACATCGGCAAGGTCGTGGAAGGCATCACGATCACAGAGGAAAACGCACGCTTTGCTTACGCTCATGTTGACCACATCAGGCAGCTTGAGTTGGACATGGGCACGCTTAAGGTCGAGCAATTCGTCACGGCGTACAAAGGCAAAGAACTCACACTCGCTGGCACAGCAGATGTCATTGCGTACTCTTACGACAAGGACACGCTTGTCATTGCTGACTTGAAGACAGGCAGAGGCTTTGTTGACGCTGATTCAGATCAGATGAAGATTTACGCAATCGGCGCAATGGCACAACTCAAGACTGACTTCAGCAACATAGAACTCAGAATCATTCAGCCGCATCACGGTGAGCCACGCACTCACAAGCTGACCTACAAGGAGCTGAACGAGTGGGCTGCAACCTATCTCACGCCAGCGATTAAAGCCATCGTCAAAGGCGAGACAACGCCAACACCGTCAGAGAAGGCGTGCCAATGGTGTCCAGCAAAGGCGACTTGTCCTGCCCATGTCGCAGAGTTCAACGAAGTCGCAGCGCAGGACATCAAGCGTATGCACGACATGACAGACGAGCAGATCGGCATCATGCTTTCAAAGGTCACAGCAGTCGAAGACTACATCAAAGCATTGCGTGAATACGCCACGCAGAAGATCGAATCAGGTTCAGTCATCACAGGCTGGCAGATGCAACCAAAACGCGCACAGCGTAAGTGGAAAGACGAAAACAAGGCAGTTGAAGTCTTGATGCAAGCTGGCATCGAGAAATCCAAGTTGTACACAATAGAACTAATCTCACCGTCAGAAGCCAGTAAGCTGTTGTCAAAAGAAGACAGAGTGTTGCTGGATGACATCACAGAGAAAAAATCTTCTGGCTTAACGCTTGCAAGAGCAGTTGGGCTTGGTCAATAATCACAACCCCGTCACACATCGTGGCATTCTTAAACTCGAAAGGCTCAAATGCTTAATCTATCATCCTCTGGCGGTTCAGGAAATTACATCCGCTTTATGCCATCTGCAAACGCTTGGCTCAACAACGCAAAAGAAGAAATTCAACTCAAGAAGGTCGTGTTTGACATTGACAATGTGCAAACAGGTTGGCTGCACCTCGGTGAAGGTGTGCGTGATTGGCAAGCAGATGCAGGTCTTGGCAAGAAAGGTCCGCAGCCTTCACCAGATCACAAGCGTGGCTTCATGGTGAAGTTCTACAACAAGGAACTCGGAACTGTTGAATGGTCATCCAACGGTACTGGTCCTAATATGGGCTTAGAAGCCCTCTACAACGCAGCAGCCGCGCAGCGTGAAGCCAACGCTGGCAAGTTGCCTGTCATTGAGTACACAGGCAGCAAGCTGGAGAAGATCGGCAAAGGCTCAACACGCATCCCTAACTTCAATGTGGTGTCGTGGGTTGATCGTCCCGCTGGCATGGATGCCGAAGAAGAACCTAGCTTCACATCTTCTAGTGAGTTCGGTGGCATGAAGCAAGCCGCTGCACCCAAGACAGCCGCAGCAAAAGCAGTTGATGATGACGAAATGTTTTAAGGAATCACACACATGAACACAATGCAAATTCGTTTTGAAGCTATCGCATTAGCTTTGCGCTCTGTGCCACAAGGCACATCACTCGATGCTGTTAAAGCAATCGCTGAATCTATTTATGAGTTCGTCACCAAGGACGACCCTAAAGATCAGCCACCTCAGTAACAGCGAGAGAAGGCGGGGCAGCATCACGCTGTCCCGCTTTTTTTTCCTCTATGGAAAACACACAAGAATTTTGGACGCTGCTGCTGATTGCGTTGGCTCAAAGGGTCTACGAATTGGAGCAGCGATTGCAGGAATTAGAAGAAGGAGAAGACCTTGAATGACAAAGAACTGCTAGAACTGGCTGCTAAAGCGGCTGGATATAAAGGCGAATATCAAAATGGTGGCGAATGGATGAATATTCGCTATGGTTTTTCTGAGGCTTTTTATGCGGACGATCTTGAAGAATATTGGAACCCACTAACAGACGATGGTGATGCGCTGCGTTTGGCTGTGAAGTTGGAACAATGCGTGACGATTGAGGGTCATGGGAGAACCGTAGCAATTTCTGTAACTGGTTTTGAGTGTGAAGAAATCAATCGAGATAACCCCTACGCAGCAACCCGCAGAGCAATCGTTAGAGCCGCGGCAGAAATTGGAAAGAACAAGTAATGCAAGCCGAACAAATAGCAAAGGCGCTTGGCAACGCAAAGAGGACAGGGCAGGGCTGGTTAGCCAGTTGCCCGCTACCTACACACGGGCAAGGCAACGGTGACAAGAATCCTAGCCTGTCTATCTCTGACGGCGAGGACGGCAAGCCGCTGTTCAAGTGCCACGGTGGGTGTGAGCAGCACGATGTCTTTGAAGCCATCAAGAACTTCGGACTCTTACCCGACCTTGAGCCAAGACCTGAACCTTTGAGCAGCCTGAAGCCAATCCAGACAACCTTAGAGCAGGAATGGCACTACACAGATGAGGACGGTGTGACGCAGTTCATCAAGCAGCGTTACAAGACAAATGACCACAAGGGCAAGACTTACAAGCTGCTTAAGGTGGACAACGAAGGCAGACGACACACCACGATGCTCGGCGCGAACATCGTACCGTACAACCTGCCAGCACTAGAAGAAGCCAGAGAACTGAACAAGGTCGTGTTCCTCACAGAAGGCGAGAAGGCAGCGGACGCGCTGACAAGCATCGGCATGACAGCCACAACCACGCACGTTGGCGCTGCCACCTTCCCAGAGGACTCAATCCAATACTTCGTGAACCTCAACATCGTCATCGTGCCTGACTGCGACAAGGTTGGTTGGGAGTACGCGAAGAAAGCCACCAAAGCAATCAAGACCATTGCCAAGTCAATCAGGACACTTGACCTCGAGCTGGAACACAAGGAAGACGCATTCGAGTATGTCCACAAGTACAACGGCACGAAGAACAAGCTGCAAGACCTAGTCAAGCAGTACGCAGTCAAAGTGACAACAGAAGATGAGGTCACGATTCCTGCACGATTTCAAGATAAGGAAGAAAAAGCAACAGAGCCACAGGAAGAACTCAAACCCATCAGGCAAGGCTTCCAGATCGAAGCGTGGGATGACATCAAGGACGAGCCTGTCGATTGGCTCATTGAAGGCGTTATCCCTAAAAAGGCTTTCGTAGCCCTTTACGCTCCACCAGCATCATTTAAGTCATTCGTGGCGCTGGACATTGCGGAGTGCATCGCCACGACCAGACCATTCTTAGGCAAGGAAGTCAAGCAGCAAGGCGCAGTCCTGTACATCGCAGGTGAAGGTCACGGCGGTATCGGGGCGCGTATCAAGGCGCTCAAAGTACACCACGACACGCCACAGGGAGCGCCTGTTTACTTCCTTAGAAGGCAAGTAAACCTGAGATCAAGCCAGCAGGACATTCAAGACTTGGCACTTGCCATTGACGAGCTGCAAGCCATTCAAGGCATCCAGTTCCAGCTAATCGTGATCGACACGCTAGCCAGAGCCTTTGGCGGTGGCAATGAGAACGCTTCAGAGGACATGGGAGCCTTCATCACGGCGGCAGGTGCAATCCAGCAGCGGTACGACTCGGCGCTTCTAGTCGTGCACCACGCAGGTAAGGACGCAACGAAGGGTCTACGAGGTCACAGCAGCTTGCTAGGCGCTGTGGACACCGAACTCGAGATCATAAGAATCGAGGACGCGCCCAAAGGAATCCTGCACATCAGCAAGCAAAAGGACGGGGAAGACGGGCAGCGCATGGGCTTCCAAATGGTCACCGTGGACATTGGAACAAGCGCGCTAGGCTTTGAATCTGTGACCAGCTTGGCGCTTGAATTGGACGGGGAAATGGATGTCAATCAGCAGAGAAAGCAGCCAGTTCCACCAGACAGAACAGGTGGCGGCGCTAATACAAAGCTGGCGCTGGACTCTTTGCACGCTGCAATTAAGCAGTTCGGAACGATGGAAACCATCAACGGAATGCGTAATAAGTGCATAAAAATTGAGCAATGGAAGTCAGAATTTAAGGCTCGAAAAGGCTCTGATGTGAACCCTGAGACATTCAAAAAGGCATGGTCGAGAAGCGTTGACAACCTAATTCACAAGAAAAAAGTCATGCTGTACAACGATTGGTGTTGGGCTATTTTTGAAAACAATGACGATGATGGATATGAATCCGACAAAGTCGTAAAACTCAAGACTAATCCGTAAGTAATACACAAGGCGGGACAAATGGGGACAAATGGGAAGTCAAAACAGGTCGAAATCTGCTTAATTTTTAAGCAAAAGAAGGGACAAATGGGGACAAATGGGGACAAATGTCCCTCCATTTGTACCGACAAAAAACGGGACAAATGGGACAAGTGTCTTAAGACTTGTCCCTTGTCCCGTATGTCCGATGTTTGTATTTAGATAAAAGTATTAAAGGAAGAAAATGCAAAAGAAACTGAGCAAAGCGTTGAAAAAGATCGAGCAACCAAGTTTCCCGATTGACCCGTTTGAGGCAGTCATGCGGTCAGGGTTGATTGACCTCAAGGTTGTAAAAAATAACCACGAGAAACGGTGGGGTATTAACCGAGTCATCGAGTTGGTGGATTCCGAGTTCCGCATCAAGTTCTGGAAACAGTCGGAACGAATCTTCGATGCACAGGTCAAGCGAGATGAGGTCAGGTTCGAGAAAGCCATCCAAGGGATGAAGAATGCTTATGCAGCGTTGGACCGTTGGGCTGAGGCACACGGCGTTGAGCCTGTGCCAGAGATCAAGGCTTGCGAGTTGCAGATGCAAGACGGGTCGGTCATGGTCGTTGTCGAGACGCAGCACGATGCAGAGCTGTACCAGCAGTTCAGACCCGATGTCCAGAACCGTCACATCTGGACGATGCAGGAGCTTGAGGTCATCATGGAGTCACCCGTCATCAAGGAAACCATGAAAATCAAAGCCTTGCACCCAACTGCGAACCTCGTCAGACTTGACAAAGACCCTGTGAAGTTTCCCCATGCTGGCGAGACAGGACTTGATGACATGAAATCGGATGAATTGGAAGGTGAACCGATGAAGAAGGTATTTGATACTTCTAAAATGGTCAGGAAGGCATCAAATCGGGCGTTAGAGGCGTTTTGATACGCTTTTGATATGCAGGTAGCATCTTTGTATAAAAATTGATTGGAGAGCGTTTAAATGGCTGGACAGAAAAAGAAGATTCAAGACTTAGCGTTATTGGACTCGCTGCCGAAGGAGCAGATCGAGGCTTTGTTCGAGGCTGGAGCTAGCGAAGCAAAGATTTGCTACCAGCTTGGAATCGGCAAAAAAGCGTTGCATTTGTGGTTGGAACGCCCAGAGCAAGAGGGCTTCCTATATCGCGCGCGTGCGAAAGCCGCAGACCACCTCGTGGCAGAGACGATCGAGATCGCGGACGAAACCGACATCGAGGAGGTCAACAAAGCCCGTCTGCGCGTGCAAACGCGCCAATGGGTCGCTGAGCGCTGGAATCCGCAAGCCTACGCGCAGAGCAAGCAGCCAAGCGTGCAAGTGAACCTGTCTGGCATGAGGCTGGATGCGTTGCGTCATATCGAGGTCGTGGAGCAAGTATCCACAGATGACAAGGCGTAACTTGTTCATGTTATCCACAGACGCATGGCAAGTGTTGCGTGCAAGCAACGAAAAAACTGTATGACCTGTGGATAACCACGATGAAACTTAACATAATGAATGTTGTATCAAATCGGTGAGTGCTTCGGTATTCATTTCATCGCCTAGACCCCCCCGTCAGCGTTTCGCGGCGGGGCGGGCTGACAATGACAACCCCACAGTTATGAATTAAAAGAAATCTGCACCAAGCCGACAACCACGCCGCTCAAAGCCACAACATGAATTAAATACCCACCACCCCGTACCCCTATCACTTCCCACAGCCCCAAGAAAAAATTTTGAAGAAAAATCTGAAATGAGATAGACTTGACTTATGCGTCAACACGCATGGGGATTGCTGATGGAGCCAGCGGTAGCAGCAGCCAACTCAGCAATGGGTTATGGATTATCGGGGGTTCGACTCCCCCCAGCAGTCCCCAGCCGTGTTGGTGAATGCGCAGGCTGATGCGCGGCGTAGAAGCAGTTGGACAAACAACTCACGGGCCAACAACGCGAGTAAAGCTGGAGATCAGTACCAGCCACCAACAACCTTCACTAATGGCACAATGCAGCCATGACAACAGAATCAACTGACAAGAAGATCAAGCTGCATCCTGAAGTTCAGGAGAGGCTGGACAACGCGCACCAGAAGAAGCTCAATGAGTTAGCGGCTAACCCGTTCGTGCAGTTTGTCACGCGCTACAAGAATCATCCTGTGCTGTTCGTGAAGGAAGTCTTGAACACCAGCCCTGATGAGTGGCAATGCACCTTCCTGAATCACATCGCGGCTGGCAACAGGCGTATCAGCGTAAGGTCTGGTCACGGTGTCGGCAAGTCCACCGCAGCGTCATGGGCGATCATTTGGTATCTGCTCCTCAGGTATCCCGTCAAGGTAGTGGTGACAGCGCCGACCTCAAGCCAGTTGTATGACGCTTTGTTTGCTGAGTTGAAGCGTTGGGTGAAGGAACTGCCACCTACCTTGAGGGATATGCTGGAGGTAAAGCAAGACCGCATTGAGGTCAAGGAAGCTGCCACCGAAGCCTTCGTGTCAGCGCGAACATCTAGAGCCGAGCAGCCTGAAGCCTTGCAGGGTGTGCATAGTGACAATGTGATGCTGGTGGCTGATGAGGCATCTGGTATCCCTGAACAGGTGTTCGAGGCAGCGGCTGGCTCGATGTCTGGTCACTCTGCCGTCACCCTTTTGCTCGGCAACCCTGTGCGAAGCAGCGGTTTCTTCTACGACACGCAGAACCGTCTCGCGAATGATTGGGTGACGATGAAGGTTAGCTGCGTTGACTCCCCACGGGTCAGCGAGGCGTATGTCGAGGAGATGAAGGCGCGTTACGGCGAGGAGTCGAACGCTTATCGCATTCGTGTCCTTGGCGAGTTTCCGAGGTCGGACGATGACACGATCATCCCGATGGAGCTGCTGGAGTTGGCGAAGCACCGAGATGTCGAAGTCAGCAAGTCGGCTAAGTTGATTTGGGGCGTTGATGTGGCGCGCTTTGGCGGCGACAGGTCTACTCTTGCCAAGCGTCAGGGCAATGGCTTGGTTGAGCCGATCAAGGTGTGGAAGAACTTGGACTTGATGCAGCTAACTGGTGCGGTGGTGGCTGAGTGGGAAGCATTAGCCCCAAGTCAAAGACCGCATGAGATTTTGGTGGACTCGATTGGCTTGGGTGCTGGCGTGGTTGACCGTCTGCGTGAGTTGGGTTTACCTGTTCGCGGCATCAATGTGTCCGAGAGTCCTGCGATGGGAACGACTTACAAGAACCTGCGTGCCGAGCTTTGGTACAAGTGCAAGGCGTGGTTTGAGGCGCGTGACTGCATCATTCCTAATGATGAGGAGCTAGTGGCAGAGCTTGCGACTGTGCGTTACTTCTTCACGAGCAACGGCAAGATTCAGATTGAAAGCAAGGACGATATTCGCAAGCGCGGCTTGAAGTCTCCTGACAAGGCAGATTCGTTTGTCTTGACCTTTGCGAGTGATGCCACGATTGGGATGTTTGGTTCGGCTGTGTCTAACAAGTGGTCGCAGCCTTTGCGTAGAAACCTGTCGCGGGTTGCATAAAAGGAGAAAGTATGAAATTTCGTAAGAAACCAGTTGTGGTTGATGCACATCAATGGTTCAAGAATGGCGATCATCCGCTGGACTACAGCAAGACACATGATGGATTTGCTGGTGGCGAACTGGTCAAGTTTTCCCCTGAAGATCGCAAGCAGATGCGATGGGAAGGCGACATCGTGCGTTACTACCGAACGCCAGACCTTGATGGACAACATAAATGCGAGCATTGTGGAAACATCATGCACGACCACGGATGGATAGACACGCTTGAAGGCGGTCACATTGTCTGCCCTGCTGATTGGATTATTACTGGCGTTAAGGGTGAACACTATCCCTGCAAGCCTGACATTTTCCAAATGACATATGAACCTGCATAATTGTGTCTGTCAATTTACTTTGAAGGGGTAAGCCATGAAGATGACAAAAGCAGAGAAGAAGATCGGTTCTGTCATGCGTGAGTACAAGTCAGGCAAGCTGCACTCAGGTGCTGGCGGCAAGGTTGTGAAGAATCCGAAACAGGCGATTGCGATTGCGTTGTCTGAGGCTGGCAAGTCTTTGCCTTCGCGTGGTCAGCGTACTGCCAAGAACAAAGCCAAGAAGTGATACCTATCTGCATATCCACAGTACACGGCAGGGGGTTGCCTGTACTGCTGGAGTCAATCAAGCAATACGCGCCAGAGGCGTTTATTTATCTTCGCGGTCCTGAGAAGGTGATCGGTGGATACGAGAACTGCCGACTGATCTTTGGCGAGGCGCGTAACTTTGGCGATGACTACAACGAAGTCATTGATGACGCTTTGAGGTACGCGCAAGGCTGCATCGTCTGTAATGACGATGTTGTCTTAACGCCAACCAGCTACCAGCGATTGCTTGAGGATGTCGAAATCATTAAGGAGTTTGTGCCTCAAGTCGGTTGGGTTGCGGCGCGTAGCGATTCTGTGCGTGCTGCTCAGAACATTAGGTTTAACCCTGACGGCGACCCACTTTATATGAATCGGTTTAAGTCCGAGTCGTTTATTCGTGAGGCTGGTGTGATTGCACCGATCTTTGCTTACATCTCGCGTGATGCTTGGGCGCATGGTAGGTTTGGACCGCTGAACTGGTACTCGGACGATGTGTCCTGCTTTGACTTAAATCGTCTTGGGTACTGTCATTTTGTTTCTTCTAGCTATGTGCATCATGTCGGCTCGCAGACAGTTGGGTCTGATGTTGAGGCATTGAACGCACAGGCTAGACCTTGGATAGAGGCTAATCGTCCAGAATATGTCACAGACTTCTTTGGTTCTTAATTTGGGTTGTGGCCGTGATTGGCGCGAGGACTGCATCAACGCTGATGTTGAGCGCAGGGTCAAGTCTGATTGGTGTCTTGACATCCAGAATGTGTATTGGGACGGTGTTTTGGTCACCCGTTTGGGCGAGTTTCCTGTCAAGCGCGGGATGTTCAGCAAGATTCTGGCGAACGATGTGCTTGAGCATATTCCTGATTTGGTCAAGGCGATGACCAATTGCAAGGACTTGCTGGCTGATGATGGTGAGATGCACATCCATGTGCCTTATGACTTGAGCCTTGGGGCGTGGCAAGACCCGACCCATGTGCGTGCGTTTAACGAGAATTCGTGGGCGTATTACACAAGTTGGCATTGGTATCTGGGTTGGGAAGATCGGTTTTTCTTGAAGCACTTGGAATTTCGTCTCTCAAAGTTCGGGGAAAGCCTAAAATTGCCACAAGATGAGGTTTTGAGGACGCCGAGGGCGGTGGACTCGATGTTTGTGATTCTGCAAAAGGGCAAAAAATGAATCCTTTATTAGAGAAGATTGAAGACGCGCTTGAAGATCAACTTGAGGCGGCTGACCCTGAGAGCGAAGAGAACGCGCCTAACAAGATGGATGACACCGAGCTTGAGGCGATGATGGGTCAAGAGATCACAGACGCTGTGTCCTACATTGACTCAGACCTGTCACCTATCCGCGCTCGTGGTACTGAGTACTACCGCGGCGACCCGTTCGGCAATGAGGAAGAAGGTCGTTCGCAGGTCGTGGCGATGGAAGTGCGCGACACGGTGTCGGCAATGTTGCCGAGCCTGATGCGTATGTTCTTTAGTTCTGAGAATGTTGTCGAGTTCATGCCTCGCGGTCCTGAAGATGTCAAGGGAGCGCAGCAAGCTACTGACTACTGTAACTATGTGTTCCAGAACGACAACAACGGTTTCATGATCTCTTACGCGACCTTCAAGGACGCTCTGGTGCGTAAGTGCGGGATTATGAAGGCTTGGGTTGAGGAAACCGAGTCTGTCCGCATTGAGGAATATTCAGGGCTGGATGACCAGACCTTGCAGATTCTGATGCAAGAGCCAGAGGCAGAGACAAAGATTGTCGTGTCCTACCCTGACGAAGACGCAATGCAGATGCAGCCAATGATTGACCCAATGACGGGTCAGATGGTGCAGATGCCGCAACCTATGCTGCACGATGTGCAGATCAAGCGAGTGATTACTGACAAGCGTATTCATGTGGCTTGCTTGCCACCTGAAGAGCTGTTGCTGTCTCGTCAGGCGATGTCTTTCCAAGACTCCCCGTTCATTGGTCATCGCAAGATGGCTTATGTGTGGGAGCTGGTCGAAATGGGTTACGACCAAGACGAAGTCATGGAATATGTTGGCTCGTCCGACCTCAACGACAGCGAAGAGGCTTTGGCGCGTCAGCCTTTGAACAACCAGCAATTCCCCACAGAGAGCGCCAACCCAATGATGCAGCGCGTGCTGTATGTTGAGGGTTACGCCAAAGTTGACTATGACGGTGACGGTATTGCCGAGCTTCGCAAGATGTGCTTCTTGGGTTCTGGCTACAAGATGGTTCGCAACCTGCCAGCCTCTTACATCCCGTTTATTGAGTTCCCATGCGACCCAGAGCCTCACACATCGCCACTTGAGGCGAATTCAATCTTTGACATCACACGCGACTTGCAAGAGATCAAGTCAGAGGTGCTTCGTAACACCTTGGACTCTTTGGCTCAGTCGATTCACCCCCGTACTGTCATTGTTGAGGGTCAAGTCAATATTGACGATGTGCTGAACAACGAGACAGGCGCTGTTATTCGCGCCCGTTCTGCTGGCATGGTTCAGCCTTTGACTACTCCTTTTGTTGGTCAAGCTGCATTCCCTGTTCTGGACTACATCGACCAGATCAAGGAAGACCGTACAGGCATGAGCAAGGCGGCTATGGGCTTGAATGCTGACGCTTTGCAGTCGGCTACCAAAGCGGCTGTGAACGCCACGATCTCTGCGTCTCAAGGTCGCATTGAGCTGACAGCCCGTTTGATGGCTGAAGGCATGAAGCAGTTGTTTAAGACCATCCTGTTCTTGGTCACAACCCATCAGGACAAGCCACGCATGATTCGTCTGCGTAACGAGTGGGTGCAGATCGACCCCCGCGCTTGGGACAACTCAATGGATGTCACAGTCAATATTGCCTTGGGCAATGGCGATGTGAACGAGAAGATTGCCACCTTGACGCAGATCGCTGCCAAGCAAGAGGCGATTCTGAACCAATACGGTTTAACGAATCCTGTTGTTTCTGCACAACAGTATGTGCGTACCTTGCGTAAGGTCGTTGAGCTGTCTGGCATGAAGGACGCTTCGGCTTACTTTAGCGACATTCCTGACGATTGGAAGCCACCACAGAGCCAGCCAAAGCCAACACCTGAAGAAGTGCTGGCGCAGGTTCAGGCTGAGTCGATCAAGGCTGACATTCAGAAGAAGGCTGCTGAACTGGAGTTGCAGCGCGAGAAGATGATTCGGGATGATGACTATCGTAGAGATCAACTGAATCAGGACTACTTACTCAAGAAGTACGAGCTTGAGTTAAAGTATCAAACACAGATTGACTCGGCACAGATTGTGGCGATGCAAGCTGTTGACAGAGAGGCTGTGAAGCAGCAAGGACAGTTGCAAGCGCAAGTTATGCAAGCGGTTCAAGCGGCACAGCCACCCATCAACCCACAAGGAATGGTCTATTAAGTGAGTAATGAAGAAGCCGTAAGAAAAGGGAAGAAGGCTGAGAGTCTGATACAGGACGAAGCCTTCTCAGCAGCTTTGCTGCAAATGGAGAACGATGCCGTTTGGCTTTGGAAGAGTACGAAGCCAGAGGACAGCGTGAAAAGAGAGAGTGCGTGGCACATGGTTCAAGCCATTGAGCAGTTCCGTTTACAGATCAACAAGATCATGGACAACGGCAAAGTGGCTCAAAGAAACATTGACCGCGCTCAGAAATCACAATAAGGAATCTTGGAAATGCAAGGAAATATCGCCAATCCTTCGGGAAGCGTCCAAACAGGACCAATGACATTGACTGATGCAGTCGGTGTTCTCGACCAAATGTTGCTGCCTATTGAGGGAGAACAGCCAGCAGAGGAAGAGACGCAGTTAACTGATGGCGATGAGCCAGAAGTTGCGGCTTCAGAGGAAGAATCATTAGAAACGCAAGACGAAGAGTCTAATGAAGAAACCAATGAGGAACAGTCCGAAGAAGATGAAGAATCTGATGAGGAAGAACAGCCACAGGTCTACACCGTCAAGGTTGACGGTAAAGAGATTGAGGTGACGCTGGACGAACTTCAGAAGGGTTATTCAAGGACTCAGGACTACACACGAAAGACGCAACAGATCGCTGAAAGCCGCAAAGCGGTTGAAGCTGAAGCTGCTGCTATTCGTGCCGAGCGTGAACAGTACGCTCAATTGTTGGGAGCATTGCAACAGCAGCTTGAGTCTGCTGCCGAGCCACAAGTCGATTTGGAGCGTCTTTATAACGAAGACCCTATCGAGTGGGTTCGTCAGCGAGAGTTGTTGCGTGACAAGCAAGAAAAACTCGCAGCCATTCAGTCTGAACAGCAGCGACTTTCTCAATTGACACAGCAACAACGCATGGAAGAGATGAAAGCCAAACTTTCTCAAGAGCAAGAGGCATTAGTCGCTGCGATACCTGAATGGAAAGATTCCAAGAAGGCTAAAGCAGAAAAAGCCATGTTGATTGAGTTCGGTCAAAAGGTCGGTTACTCAGAAGAAGAACTCAAGAATGTGTTTGACCATCGTGCCGTTTTGACTCTGCGTAAAGCAGCGTTATACGACCAGATGATGTCCAAGCGTGGACAGATCAAACCAGTTGTGAACAATGGTCCTCGACCTGCCAAGCCTAGTGCAGCGGGTAGAGTCTCTCCAACAAATGAAGCTACACGCGCAAAACAGCGTCTTGCAAAAACTGGTCGCGTTGATGACGCGGCTTCCGCAATTGCACTTCTTTTGAAATGAGGCACTTAAATGGCTATCGTAACTAACACCTTTACCACCTTTGATGCCAAAGGCATCCGTGAAGACCTGTCAAATGTCATCACAAACATTGCTCCTGAAGAAACCCCCTTCATGAGCAACATCGGTCGCGAGTCGATCAGCAACTCTTTGTATGAGTGGCAGACTGACACATTGGCTGCTGCCGCTGCTAACAAGCAGTTGGAAGGCGATGATGTGACATCGTTTGACGCTGTGACTGCAACTGTGCGTATGCAAAACTACGCTCAGATCAGCCGCAAGACCATCGTTTTGTCAGCTACTGAAGAAGTGGTGAACAAAGCTGGTCGCCGTAGCGAATTGGCTTACCAAATCGCCAAGCGTGGCGCTGAGTTGAAGCGCGACCAAGAATTCACCATGTTGAATGGTGCAATCGCTGCTGCTGGTAACACCACAACTGCTCGCGGTACTGCTTCGTTGAACGCATTCGTTAAGACTAACTACGATATGCAAACCAACGGTGCTAACCCAGACTACACCACTTTGCCTAACTCTGCTCGTACAGACGGCAATGTGCGTACCTTCACCGAAACCATTTTGAAGAATGTGATTCAAAAGGTGTGGGCTGCTGGTGGTACACCAAAAATCTTGATGACAGGTCCTGTCAACAAGCAGCGCGTTTCTGGCTTCTCTGGCATCGCTTCTTCACGCTTCAACATTGATGGTGGCGCAAAGCCAGCAACATTGGTCGGCGCTGTTGACATCTATGTTTCAGACTTCGGCAATGTGCAGGTCATCGCTAACCGCTTCCAGCGTGAGCGTGACGCTTGGGTGATCGACCCTGATTACGCTAAGTTGATGACTTTGCGTCCTTACCAACAAGTTGAGTTGGCTAAGACTGGTGACGCTGAGAAGCGTATGTTGATCGTTGAATGGGGTCTGAAAGTGACCGCTGAAAACGCTCACGGCATTGCCGCTGACTTGATTACTTCTTAATCAAACCAAGGAGAGGGGAGAGAGAAATCTCTCCCCTTTTTTACATGAACGAAAAGAAACTATTTGATAAAGATGATGCCACAGGCATCACAAAAGTCTGGCACTACGATGCCGAAAAAGATGAAGCAACGATTGAGACGCTGCAAGATGTAGCACCAATCATTGAGATGAATAAGATTGACCAGACACAGTCTGGCAATACAGGTTGGAAGGGTGAATGGCATCATGTTGCCCGTATCCCGCTTTCAATCTATTACAAGCTGAAGGCTGAAGGCAAGCTGGATGATGAAGCCTACATGAAGCGCTGGTTAAACGACAGCGAGAATCGTTTTTTCAGGGTTAAAGAGGGCAATGTATGACAGAGCAAGAAGTCAACTACATTGCGGTCTGTACGCCAGCGCGTGACATGGTTCACGCTAACTACACCTTTTGCCTCGTCAACATGGTCGCGTATCACACGATCAACACACCTGACGCTGTTGCCTTGAAGATCAATCAGGGAACATTGATTCAGAACCAGCGTGCTGACTTGTGCCTTGAAGCAATGCGTGAAAACTGTACCCATGTTCTGTTTGTCGATTCAGACATGACATTCCCACAGGACATGATTGGTCGTTTGTTGGCTCATAACGAGGACATCATTGCAACCAACTGTGCGCGTAGGCGTATGCCGACAGGTCCAACTGCTAGGGGCATGAACTCAGAACTGGTCTACTCGATGCCTGAGTCAACTGGCTTGGAAGAAGTGCAGTCTATTGGCATGGGTGTCATGCTGATCTCACGCAAGGTGTTTGAGTCTTTGAGCGAACCGTGGTTTGAAACACCGTGGCGCACCGATAAGCGTGGCTATATTGGAGAGGATGTTTTCTTCTGTCGCAAAGCGCGTGCTGCTGGCTTTAAAATCTACATAGACCATGACCTCTCGAAAGAGATCGGTCATATTGGCACTTTTGAATTCAAGCACGATCACACTTGGGTGATGCGTGACTTGGAGAAAGCTAAAGAGGCAAGTTGATGGCACTCAGCACATATTCGGAATTAAAGACATCGGTAGCAGATTGGCTGAATCGTTCAGACCTGACTTCTGCTGTGCCTGACTTTATTTCATTGGCTGAAGCGCAGGTCGAGCGCCGACTGCGTACCCGTCAGATGATTGTCAGGGCTACCGCAACCATTGATTCTGAATATAGTGCTGTTCCAGCAGACTTCCTTGAGGCTCGTTCTCTTAAGTTGCAGACTAATCCAATCACTCCAGTTGGCTTTGAGACGATTGACTCATTGGATGATCTAAGCACTCGCTACACATCTTCTGGCAAGCCTCAGTTCTTTTCAATTGTTGGTGGTCAGATCAGGACTGTGCCGATTGCTGATTCTTCTTACACGGCAGAGCTGGTTTACTACGCGAAGCTGAGTAAGCTGTCTGATAGCAACACGACCAACTGGCTTTTGACCGCTGCTCCTGACATCTATCTTTATGGTGCTTTGATGCAAGCTGCTCCATATCTCAAGGATGATGCGAGAATTGGTACATGGTCGCAAATGTATTTGACAGCGTTGCAAGACCTGCAAACTGCTGATGATCGTGGCTCTACTTCAGGCGGGGCTTTGGTTGCGAGAGCGAGAACTTTAGGATAAAGGAAAGATATGTCATCTTTTAGCAATTACACCGAAAACCTGCTGCTGAATTGGTTGCTCACGACCAACTCTGCAACCCGTCCGACAGCTTGGTATGTTGGACTGTTTACCGCTGCACCTTCTGATGCTGGTGGCGGTACTGAGGTAACTGGCAACGGTTATGCGCGTGTGGCTACTGGCACGATCAGCGTGTCTGGTACTGACACCACGGCAACCAACTCTGCTGCAATCGAGTTTGCTGCTGCCTCTGGTGGCAATTGGGGAACAGTTACCCATGCAGCGATCTTTGATGCTTCCACTTCAGGCAATATGCTTGCTTGGGCTGCTTTGACTACATCACGCACCATCAATGATGGCGATGTGTTCCGCATTCCTGCTGGTAGCTTGACAGTCACCCTGACCTAATCATGGCAGCATACGGCTCTGGCTATTATGGCGGGGGCAAGTACTCCTACGGGGTAAGCCTTGGGGCTTTTGCCGTATCTTCTGCCAGCACCGTAGCCATCAATGCAAAGCGCGTCTGCATAGGCGCGTTTGCCGTTTCTAGCGCCAGCACAGTCGCTGTTGCAGCCAATGTTGTCAAGTCTGGCGCTTTCTCTGTTTCTTCTAGCAGTTCAGTTGCTGTCGCTGGTCAGCGTTTGGCTGACGGTGCTGCTGCTATCTCATCATCTAGTTCTGTCTCTATCGCTGGTCTGCGCTATGCGATAGGTGCAGCAGCAATCAGCGACACAAGCACAGTTGCTGTCAATGGCGTGCGTTATGCCATTGGCGCGTTTGCTTCGACTGATGCAAGCACAGTTGTTATCAATGGCATTCGCGTTGCATTGGCAGAGATGTCAATCCTTGACGCAATGACGATGGTTGTTGGTTCTCAGGTGATTGTCAATCAAGCTGTCACGATTGAGGCATCAAGCGAAGTTGTCATTGATGGCGCTAGAGTTCAAACTGGTTCATTTGCATTTGTTGACTCTTCAACTGTTGTCATCAACGGTGTCAAAAAATGGGAAAATGAGAGCGATACACCTGAGACATGGACTGCACAGCAAGACACATCTGAGGATTGGACAGCGATAGGTGATTCAAGCATTACATGGACTGACGAGTCAGACACTCCTGAAACTTGGACACCGATCTCTGCAAATAGTAAATCATGGCAGATCGCCGCAACGAGGTAAAAAATGGCAGATACCACAACGAGCAATTTATCGCTTACCAAACCAGAGGTCGGTGCTTCAACAGACACATGGGGTGGCAAACTCAACACAGACCTAGACACCATTGATGCGCTTTTCAATGCTGATGGCACAGGCACATCTGTTGGTCTTAATGTCGGTTCTGGTAAGGTTCTGACAGTTGGCGGCATTGCATCATTTGCAGATGGCTCTGCATCTGCTCCAACTATTACCAACACAGGCGATACCAACACAGGTATCTTCTTCCCCGCTGCTGATACTGTTGGCATCACTACTGGTGGAACTGAGAGAGCTAGGGTTGATAGTTCTGGCAACATTGGTGTTGGTGTTACGCCCAGTGCTTGGGTATCGAGCTGGAAAGCAATTGAACTGACTGGCGGTGCTTCCATGTTTACGCCAAATGGCGGTCTGCGTTTTGGCTCCAATATGTACCGAGATAGCGGCGGGTACAAGTATTACGGTTCTGGTGTTGGCGCTACTACTCTAGAGATGGAGAACGGCGCTTATGTGTTTAAGATAGCAGCCTCTGGCACAGCAGGTAACGCCATCAGCTTCACCCAAGCAATGACGCTTGACTCTAGTGGGAATTTGGGTGTTGGTACTACAAGTCCTTCTGTAAGACTGCACGCCAAAACAGGAAGCTCAGGCGCTCTTTCAGATAGCAGGTACATTGTTACCGCAGAAGGTGGCTCAGAAGCATACTTGTGCGCTGCTGCTTCAGGCTTTGCTGGTGTTCGTTTCCCTAACGCATCTTCAGCATCTCAAGCGTACATTGATTACACCCACAGCTCCAATCACATGGCATTTGGTGTGAACAACGCAGAACGCGCCCGTATCGACTCCAGCGGGACAGTGCTGGTGGGTAAAACATCTTCTTCACTGAGTACGGCAGGACATGAACTTTTTGGAGTTGGTGCTGTATATCACACACGCAATGCAGACCCTGTATTGTTAATTAACCGTCTTACAAATGATGGAACTTTAGTTGAGTTTTATCAAGCTAGCACCCTTGAAGGAACAATATCAGTATCTGGTACAACAGTTTCATATAACGGCGGCCACTTAGCTCGCTACGCACAAACTATTGGGTCTAAAGACGAATCGCTCAAGAAAGGCACTGTGCTGTCCAACTTGGATGAAATGAACTCTTATACAGACGCTGAAGGCAATCCTGTTTCAAACGAGCAGCTCAACAAAGTCAAAGTTTCTGATGTTGAAGGCGATGCCAATGTTGCTGGCGTGTTTGTTAACTGGTCACATGATGAACAGCACAATGTAGACGAAATTAACATGGCTATGACAGGCGATATGATTATCCGTATCGCTCAAGGAACTACTGTTGCCCGTGGTGATTTGCTGATGTCTGCTGGTGACGGTACTGCCAAGCCACAAGGCGACGACATTGTTCGAGCCAAGACAATCGCTAAAGTAACTTCAACCCATGTAACTTGCACATATGAAGATGGTTCTTACTGTGTGCCTTGCGTTTTGATGGCTTGCTAAAAGGAATACTATGACAATCACATGGAAAATCAATAACCTAGAACGCCAAACCTCTGATGGTCTTGTAACAGTAGTGCATTGGGGTGCTTCAGCAACTGAGGCTAGCAATGACCCTGAGAAGCCCTACGGTGCAGGTGTTTACAACACACAAGCCCTAGAACGAGGTGACTCATTCGTGAACTACGACACCCTGACTGAAGAAACAGTCCTTGGTTGGTTGTGGGGCAAGATTGACAAAGAAGCTGTCGAGGCTGCTTTGACCGCACAGATTGAGGCTCAAAAAGCACCCGTGACCGACAACGGTTTGCCTTGGGGTGAGTAATGGCAACAGAGCACACAACAGAAACAGTTGCAGCGGTTGCTACTAAGGTAGCGCCACCAGTAACTATTTCACTTGCAACGGTTGCTGGCTATCAGGTCAGCGAACTGGTGTTATGGGCTACTTTGATCTACACCGTAATAATGATTGGTCACAAGGTGTATCAGATTTACAAAGAAGTAAAGCAGCCGTGATGTGGACCCTATCTCTGCAATGCTTATGCTGTCAAGCGCAATCAAGGGCATACGCTCTTGTTGCGAAATGTTGTCAGAGGGCAAAGCTGAGATACAGCGCATTAAGAAAGGCGTTGATGACGCTAAAGCAATCGCTAAAGATGTTTCGGGATTCTTTGGATGGCTTGCCAGCATACTTCGAGGCTCAGAACCGCCTAAAAGAATACCTGAAGCAGCGCCAGAAGCAAAGCCAACAAAGCCAAAGAAAGATGACTATGTTGACCACATTCCAACAGAAGATGAAGTCGTTGACCAGTTCATTCGTCATGTCGGTAACTACTTTAAGGCACAGGCTTATCTCGTTGCTTACAAAGAAGAGCTAGAGCAAAAAGTGTTTAGTGCATCGTACAAGGACAACAACGAAGGTGCGCTGGAACTTATCTCTATCGAGACGAAGCTAACGAAGTGCGGTTCTGAAATGCGGTGGCTGATGAACGAAGCACCACCACAACTAGGACCGCTGTACAGTCGTTATAAAGCGATGTACGAGAAGATTTTGGTTGAGCAGCGCAAGACTAGGGAGAGGGACAGAAAGAACGAGAAGCAAAGAAGGATTGACCAGATCAGGACTGAGAACGACAGAACTGATCGCTGCGTACCGCATTGGGTTACCCTTGGGCTTGTCATCATTTTCTGGTTGTGCATATGGCAAATATCTCAAACTATGACGCAAAGGTCTACTTTTGGGGCATGGTCTTATTTGCAACCGTCAGCTTCATTGCGTTACCAATTACTGCCTTTATCTATTTTGACAACAGAGTTCTCAAGAGTGAGATAGCGGCAGAGATAAGAGAACTGAAGAAGCTAAAGCGTGAATTGAAATCAACAGAGAAGGAAGAGTAAATGGCACTAACCAGAAGCGAGATGGAGATCATTATCAAGAAGCGTGCTGCTGTCTTGCTCATCATATTGGCTGCATTGGTAGCCATTAACAGCTTCTTCAAGGACAGCAACTCTGGTCGCATCATGAAGGACATCATTGCTGCCAACAATCAATGGGCTTGGTATCAAGCCAAGAATGTGCGTGCTGCCATTTACAAGACAACTGCTGATTTAGTGGATGACAAGAAGCTGTCACAGCACTATCACGGTGAAGCGCAGCGCATGAACGCTGACATGGAAGAGATCAAGGCACGCGCTGTGGCTTTGGAGACTGAACAGAAACAGTTGTCAGCCAAGTCACCTTATTACACATACTCAGCTATGCTGATGCAGTTGGGTTTGGTGCTGTCTACCGCAGCAATTCTTGCTGTGTCTATGCCTTTGTTTTATGCTGCCGTGGCTGTTGGCTCGTCAGGTGTTTTGTTGTTTGTAATTGCTTTAGGGGTCTAATATGCTGCCAATCGTCATGTCAATCGTTAACGGCTTGATTGCCAACAATATGCCTAAAGTGGCAGATGCTGTGATTGAGAAGGGTGTGGATTATGTGCAGGAGAAGATGGGCATTACCCTGAAGCCTGAACACGAAGCAACCAAAGAGGATTATGAGAAGTGGAACGCTGAAGCTGCCAAGCATGAGGAGTTCATGGCAGAGCTGGACGAGAAGTCTAGACAGCGTGCTACTGATATGCAGATGAAGGCCATGGAGTCTGACGACCCTCTGGTTCGCAGATTCATTTACTTCTTTATCGGCTGGTGGTCATTATTTTGTGCTGTTGTCATCCCATGTTTAATTTGGGTCCCAATTCCTGAAACTAATCAACGATTTGCTGATGTTACACAAGGCGCAATTTTCGGAACAATTCTGACAGGTATGTTTGCATTCTTGCTTGGTTCTAGCCAAGGCTCACGCATGAAAGACAAAAAATGACACCTACACGCGAGATGCTGGTTGCCGTAAAGATCAAAGACCCTGACAAGTGGCTTGAGGTTATCAAGAACACTTGTGAGGAGTTTGAGATCAATACGCCAGAGCGCATTGCTTCATTCTTGGCGCAGACTGCTCACGAGTCTGCTGGCTATACGATGCTTGAGGAAAATCTGAATTACTCAGATGTGACGATGGCTGCTGTTTGGTCTAACCGTTTTGCGGTTATCGACCCAGCCACGAAGAAGCCTAAGAAGGACGAGAAGGGTAAGAATATCCCTAACGCCTTTGCTAAAGCCCTGCATCGTAAGCCTGAACTTATCGCAAACGCCGTGTACTCGAATCGTATGGGAAACGGCACGATTGAGTCTGGTGAGGGTTTCGCGTACAGGGGAAGAGGTCTAAAGCAATTGACGGGCAAGGACAACTACACCCGTTGCTCGGCAGCGTTGGGAGTTGACCTAGTGTCTAACCCTGATATTCTGCTAGAGCCAAACAATGCGGCTAGATCGGCGGGCTGGTTTTGGAAAACCAACAACTTGAGCAAATTCGCTGATGCCGAGGACATTGAAGGCATGACGAAAAAGATCAATGGCGGTTTGATCGGGCTGGCAGATCGCGAGGCTAGATACGATAGCTGCATTGACATATGCCGCGCCTAGACTTTTAAGCGAAAATATGGTCTATGGCTACAAACCTCGATCAGCAGCTAGAGACTCCACCAGTACCAGACTTGCCTAATCCGCAAGACAGGTATGAGCGGCTGACGGTAGCCCAGACAAACGAGCGTCTTAGAACCTTCTTTTTAAGGGTTAGAAACGCATTTCAGGCATTGCTTGGACCTCGTGGCGGTAAGTACCTGAACATCCCTTACGGGGCTTTTCAGGACACGACAGACCAGACTGCCAGCGCCAACACAGCCACCGTGATGACATTCAACACCACCGACTTTGCTAACGGTGTGAGCGTGGTGACAAGTGGCGGTAAGGCATCAAGGCTGACTGTTGCACAGGCTGGAATCTACAACCTGCAATTCAGCGCACAGTTTCAAAACACAGACACCCAACTGCACGATGTGAGCATTTGGCTGCGTAAGGATGCTTCAGGGGCTGGTGTTGATGTTGATGGGTCAACTGGTTTTATTAGCGTGCCAAACTCTCATGGTGGCATTGATGGTCACATCATTGTTGGCTGGAACTACTATGTAACCCTGAACGCCAATGACTTTGTGGAGATTTGGTGGTCAACGCCAAGCACTCTAGTAACAATCCAAGCCTATCCAGCAGGAACATCGCCAACTAGACCGACAACGGCTTCAGTCGTTGCCACATTGACATTTGTGTCCAACCTATCAGCATAATCAGACTATGGCACTCATTCCACTCAAAATCCCTGCTGGTGTTTACCGTAACGGCACAGAATACCAATCCAAAGGCAGATACTTCGATGCAAACCTCGTTCGCTGGTTTGAGGGAACTTTGCGTCCTTTGGGCGGGTGGCGTAAGAAGTCATCAAGCCAGATGACAGGCAAATGCCGCGGCTTGATTACTTGGAAGGACAACTCGGCAGGACGCTGGATTGCGGCTGGCACGCACTCTAAGCTGTATGTGATGAACGAAGCAGGAACTTTGAAGGAAATCACGCCATCAAGTTTCACGGCTGGCATTGCTGATGCAGCCACCAAGACAGGTTACGGGTATTCGACTTACGGCTCTTACGCCTTCGGTGTGGCGCGTCCTGACAACGGTTCTGTGACTCCAGCAACGACTTGGACAATGGACACTTGGGGTCAGTATCTCGTTGCCTGTTCGTCTGCTGACGGTCAACTGCTGGAGTGGCAGTTAGGCTTCTCAAGCCCTACGCTTGCCGCTGCCATCACCAATGCACCTACTTCATGCGCTGCCGTGATGACAACGGCTGAACGCTTTGTCTTTGCTTTAGGCGCTAGTGGAAACCCTAGACTTGTGAAGTGGTGCGATCAGGAAAACAACACAGTCTGGACACCTGCTGCCACGAATCAGGCTGGTGACTTTGAGTTGCAGACTGTTGGCTCATTGAAGACAGGTAAGCGCGTCAGGGGTGTAAACCTGCTGTTTACAGATGTTGATGTCCATGTCTCGACCTACATTGGTCTGCCTTATGTCTACTCGTTTGAGAAGGCTGGTTCAGGCTGTGGCGTGATTTCGTCTCAGGCTGTGGGTGCGATTGACACGGCTGCGATCTGGATGTCTCGTTCAGGATTCTGGATTTATGACGGCTATGTCAAGCCTTTGGTGTCTGAGGTTGGCGATTATGTCTTCCAGAACATGAACTACAACCAATGCAGCAAGGTGTATTGCGTCCACAACTCTAAGTATGGCGAGTTGACTTGGTTCTATCCTTCTGCTCAGTCCAACGAAAACGACTCGTATGTGACCTACAACTACCGCGAGAATCATTGGTCAATTGGCTCTTTAGGTCGTACGGCTGGCACAGATCGAGGTGTCTTCCTTGACCCGCTGATGGTGTCTTCTGACGGTTATGTCTACGAGCATGAGGTTGGCTACAACTACGATGGCGCTACGCCTTACGCCGAGACAGGACCGATTGAGATCGGTAACGGTGACAATGTGATGGCTGTGACTAGGGTGCTGCCAGATGAGCAGACTCTAGGCGAGGTCGTGGTGTCGTTCAAGACTCGGATGTACCCGACTTCGGACGAAACGACTTACGGGCCATATACAGCAGCGCAGCCGACAGATGTGCGGTTTTCTGCCCGTCAGGTCAAGGTGCGCTACACAGGTTCAATTTTGGGCGATTGGCGAGTTGGCGTGAACCGTTTGGATGCGTTAGCGTCTGGTCAGCGGTGATGCTCTATTGACTTGCCAAAGGCTTAGAATTAGTGCAAGAAAAAAGCAAAGTCCCAGTTATCCTGAAGGATGACTACACGGTCTACTTAGAGCTGTTTGACAATCGTTTATGGTTTCATACGGACATCAAGAGATGGACCGCAAACACCAAAAAACGCTACCAGACAGACCTATCTTGCTTAGAAGGATTGGTCGGCTGTCCTATGTTTGCTCTCATTCGTGAGGAAAACAAGAAACTCGCAAAGTTCGCTAAGACTTTCGGGTGGCATAGGAAAGCAGAGATTATTTGTTTGGATGGCTCAAGAGCCTACATCTACTCTAACAAAGAGTAAAAGGAGTCTAGTATGGGTGGCGTTGTAAGCGATGTTGTTGGTGGTGTTGGTGATATTGTTGGCGGTGCAGTTGACGCTGTTGGCGATGTCGCTAGTTCTGATCTAGGCAAGGCTGCTATGTTGGCGGCTGGCGCTTATTACGCACCAACATTACTTGGTGGTGCTGGTGCTGGTGCATCAACATTGCCATCATGGGCTGCTGGAATTACAGACGCAGAAACATTGTCATCTTTAGGACTTAGTGGCGGTTCTAGTTTTCTTGGCGGCGCACTAGGTGGTTTATCAACTGGTCAGGCTTTAGGTCTAGGCGCTGGTGCTTTAGCTCTTGGCGGTGGACTTGGTGGCAATAAGCCAACATCAAGCACGACAAGCACAGCCATTGACCCTGAGATGAAGGCTGCTTACTTACGCAACCTTGAAGAAGCACGCGCAACTGCTGCTGGTTTGGGTGAGCGTCAATTTGCTGCATTCCCTAACTACAACCTTGGCATGGTTGAGCAGTACATGAACCCTTACGAAGAAACTGTGGTTCAAAACGCTCTTGGCGATATTGAGCGCCAGCGTCAGATTCAGACTGCTAACGAAGGCGCTGCCGCAACTGCTGCAAGAGCTTTTGGTGGTTCGCGTCAAGCTGTGCAGCGTGCATTGGTTGACGAAGCTGCATTGCGTCAGTCTGGTGCTTTAGGCGCTCAGTTGCGTCAGCAAGGCTTCTCACAGGCTCAGAACTTGGCATTGCAACAAGAGCAGTTGCGTCAGGCTTACGAGCAGCAGAAACTTGATGCAGCACGCAATTTAGGCTTAGAGCGTTTGAATGTCTCTCAAGGTGCTTTGAGCTTGCAACCAGCTAATCTTGGTGGCACTCAGACTTCACCAATCTACCGCAACCAAACTGCATCTGCTCTTGGCGGTGCATTGGGTGGCGCTCAACTAGGTCGACTAATCGGTGGAACAACAAGCCCTGAGTATGCTGGTTATGGTGCTGCACTTGGCGGTTTGCTTGGATTCATGTAAGGGGTAAATGATGGCAACAGAAGATTTAGGTGGTTTGCTCTTCGGCATGGGTGGTACTGGACTTGAAGAGTACCTGACACCACAACAAACTCAAGGCATTCAGAACCAAGCAATGCTGCAAGCAGCGGCTGCTTTGCTGTCTGCTGGTGGTCCTAGTGCACGACCTGTTTCTCT